TTAAGTTTGTAGCTCGTGATCAATTCATCGTTGATGCTGGGTCTGTAAAACCATATACTATGAATTTACCTGCCCAGAATTATGATGCCCGTGATTATAATTATGATAATTTTAGCGTTGATGATAAGACTTATTGCATTTCAGTTGCTTTTAGCACAGTCGCTACTCCAGTTATTGAATCAGGAACAGTCGGTGTGGCTGTGCTTGATAGGCGCGGTAATTCTTGCAATGTATCAGTTACTGGAACGTATACTGAACAAGTGCATCCTGTATATCTTGCTGAGTACGCTAATAATTTCTATATCAATGGTATTTTACACAAACCGTACTTTCCAACTGGATACCCTGCTGCTGGATTGCGACGATCCAATATATTGCCAACTGAAACAGCTACTCGTAGTACTGCTGATACTAGTGCATTTATTGATGTAGGTGCAACCAACACTCAGGCTGGCGCGTAAGCGGCCGGCGACGCCCCTTGAGGGGCTAGCATCGGGTGTCGTGTTTTGCATGTACGACATTATAAGAATAATAAACATCGTCATTATTTTCGCAAAATGCCTCGTTATGCCAAACTACCTTCTCTTTTTCGCCGCGCTACTAAGTCGCGTTCGCGTTATACTCGTAGACCTTCTAGAATGCGTAAATCGTACCGAACGATGCGCCGCAAACCAAACATGCGGCGTAGATTCCGCTAACTCGTCATAATTTATGATGCGCAGACGATTACGCACTAGCAATCCTAACCCTCCTCGCGTTGCAGCACCACGCGTTAGACGTCCTAGGCCTGCGCGTGAAGAACGCAGACGCATTAGGCGCGTGAATAGACAAGCTTATCAAGACAACTATATGCAAAACTTTCGTAATAATTTTGTTGAATTAGATTGGAATAATATGCCTACATTATCCCCTGGCAATTATGCTATGCGTGGTGTACCATCTGCTTATTACGACCAATTTACCCACCACGGCGCTGCCGGTGGTGGTGATATTGCAGATCAATTTGGTTCCATGAGTTTAAGACGTCGTCGTAGATACCGTTAATTTGTAATTATTTAAATACTAAAAGTGACATGGCTTAGTATTACCCATGTCACTTTTGTGCACTACTTTTGTGCATATGACGTACGACGGTCGGCCACGTGGTCGACCGTCCGTGCGAATCGAGGAACTCATCCACGTGTCACAATTTCTGAGAAATAGATGGAGTCATGTCGAGCAGAGTTCGAGGATGGTGTTTCACCATCAACAACTACACTGATGAACATCGTGACCGTATCGCCACCTTCGTCCCCGAACACGCCGAATACCTCTGTTATCAGCCAGAAAGAGGCGCTAACGCCGGAACCACCCATTTGCAGGGGTATGTGTCTTTTAAGCACCCAAGGACACTTGCGGGCGTGCGAAGATTGTTCGATCCTATCAACCCACACTTCGAGCCACGCCGAGGAACTGAAGCGCAAGCTATCGCATACTGCCGAAAGGTTGACACTGCAGATCCCGATGCTGGATTTGGATTCACCTCCTACGGAACTGAGCCCTCAGGACCTGGACAAGGAGCTCGCACAGATCTTGTTGAGATTGGCAGGCGTCTCCGCGAGGGTGAAGAGATTAGGCAAATCGCGACGGATTACCCCGGAGATTTTATCCGATACCACCGTGGATTGGTCGCATACCAAAACATTTTCGCCCCCATACGCCTTACGAAGTCGCGGGTCCATTGGTTCTATGGAACCACAGGAACAGGGAAGAGCCATGCTGCGCGAGCTAGGTTCCCGGACGCTTTTTGGAAATCTGCTGACAACACCTGGTGGGACGGGTATGACGGAAGAAAAGATGTCGTTATAGACGACTATCGTACTTCGTTTTGCAAATTTAGTTATCTCCTTAATCTTTTTGACGAGTATCCCTTAATCGTTCAAATCAAAGGAGGAACTCTACAGTTTGCCGCGAAGAACATCGTTGTCACTGCTCCTTATCATCCTCGCCGAATGTGGGCGTCTAGAACTGATGAAGCTCTTCAGCAGTTATTACGCCGTATTGAGGTTATTGAATTATTTGGAGAAGAGCCGCCCGAAGACAACAGAGTTGAAGGCTTTGATCCCGGCGCGTAAGCGTCCGGCGACGCCCCTTGAGGGGCTAGCATCGGGTGTCGTGTTTTGCATGTACACTCAGATTATAAGATAAATAAGCATCGTCATTATTTTCGCAATATGGTAGCTAAACGCCTTCGCGGTTCGGACACGATGTCCGATGATGATTTTTTCTACAATGGACAAGTAGACAATTTGTCCTATTCATACAACCCTGATTTTATTGGACCAGTTCAACAACAACAGCTTTTCAATGCCGCTAAAGAGGTCATTGACAAGATGTCAGGTGCTGGACCTAATGATGATGCTGATAGGGCAACAGTTAATATGCCTCCTGCCGCTTTAATTAAAGGCAGGGGTGCAGAACTTGGCCTCATTAGCCGTGGTTTTCAAAATAAAAGCGTATTGAAGCTGCCTATGGGCGGCGCCAAACTTCATAACGCTTTTGCCGAACAGCTTAAAGCTTGGCAACCAGTTACGTGCAAAATGCAATTCGCCTATAAAGGCATTTTAAACGTAAACAATTCTTTGTCTGATTCCAGGTTAATTTATACTAGGTACTACACTCATCAGTTTGTACGTCACGGTCAAGTATCAATTAATTCAAGTTCATATAATAGTGAAACTACTAATTGGAATCATACTCTTGGTCCTGACGATTCTTCAGTGCGTTTACAACCGCCTGCCGGATCCGCTTATGCGGCCGGACCCGCGGGATACAGCACTGGTTTGAAGACACCCTATCGTTATCCTCGAAATCAGGATTGGCAAGCTATGCGTTTAAGCAATATTTTATTAGAAAATATTGGCTGGAACGCTAATCCTTGCAAATTCGTATCAACTGGAGCAACTGGTACGAGCGCAAGTAGTCCTGCTGCGTTATCGTTGACAAGTTGCCAGGTGTATGCTAATGCTCCTCTGTATACCGTAGATAGTCAACCTTCAGTAAATTCTCAACCATCGTTACAGCCACGCGATATGGCTTTTAATGATGCTCCTACTGCTAGTACGAGTTGCTACTATCGTTCTCAGTTTGGAACTGGAAATCTCTCATATCAGTTTTGCAATGATGGAACTTCTCCTGTAGTCGTTGACGTCGTCGTTACACAATTAAAGAAAGGACAATCATGCGATAATTTCGACAGTTATAAGACGTTATTGAATGATTCTTTCGGACAAGGCTATTTGAATATGTGCTTTGCTAATCGTGGTGTAATCGATATGGCTGGATTACAACCAGTTTCTACTGACCCGTTTTTGAATGCCAAGGTGGAATTTATGCCAGAGAAGGCATTGAAATATGTCAATTATGAAACTACTGGTGGCGCAAACGCTCCTAAAGGCGTTAAGTTTGTAGCTCGTGATCAATTCATCGTTGATGCTGGGTCTGTAAAACCATATACTATGAATTTACCTGCCCAGAATTATGATGCCCGTGATTATAATTATGATAATTTTAGCGTTGA